ACTTGAATGTCTGCATCATGGCCCGGAGTCTGCGTCCTACAGGAGTAAGCGTTCCGTCTTCACGCTGAACAATTTGTTCACCAGTGCGTGGATCTACCCACTTGATGATTTCAGGGCGGATACGGCCAAATTTGTCAATCTTCTCACCGTGTGGCTTGGGCTCAATGGGACCCAACACTTCATAGGTGATCATGCCATTCTTATACTTGCGGAAGTTCACATGCATGCGTCGGCCTTGTGCTCTATACTGTTCATCACTGTGTGGCACAAACGCTGTGAAGAATTCGTTTTGTGTTTCACTACGTGGAGGAATACTTGGGTCTGGCTCAGGCAAAGTCTTCATGGGCTCTTCAGGAACCATTTCAGCTTTGTCCAAGTATGGATTGCCATCGCCAATGAACCGGGGATCCACAGGTGAGCCGTTGAGCACATCCATGGCCACTTGGTATTTCAGCTTGTTGGCACGGCCTTTGAGGTTCAACACCACGCCAGTCTGGTCAAACACAAAGCGTTCAAGGTCAGTGGCAGTGGGGAAGTCAGTCATCAAGCCTTCAATGTCAAACTCAGCATTGCTGGACGCAAGTTGCTGAACTGGTTCTGGCTTTTGAAGGGTGCGGGTGGGAGCGACCTTGGTGGTCTTGGGTGCAACCTTTTCAGGTTGATTGGGGCTGGTGTCAGCCCAAGGGTTGTTGTCTTGTTCCATAACGATTCCTTTCAATGTAAAACAAATAGATGCCGCCAGATACCATGCCTACGATGACCCCTGGCGGCCCAGGTCAGTAGATTGTTGTTTTAGGCTTTGTTGCCCTTGGTAGGACCACGGCCAACATTGACCGAAGCCTTTACAGGTTCAACAGCCATGTCGCGGAAGCCACGCATCTTTTCACCACGCTTGGCAATGGTGTCTGTGATCATGTTGGCAAGAGCTGATCGCTCACTGCCGCTCTTTGACTTGGCACTCATGAACTCATCGCGTTTGCCGCCTGGGTTAGAGTTGCCTGTGGTTGGGCCACGCTTTTGGTTCACGGCCTTTGATTGTGGATTGGTTGTAGAGGTTCTCATTGTTGTGTCCTTAGAACTTGTATTGTGTTACGCCTGGTGTTACATATACTTTTCCAGTGCCGCTTACGCCTGCGGCTGAAATGTAGAGTGGACCATTGCGGTAGTTGGAGTTGATTGCCAACATAGCATAACCATAAGGTGGAATGATTGTTCCAATGCCATTGGCTCCAGAAGTTGGAACTGAAGCATTGGTGTCCTGGCTGTCGAAGCTGTAGTTCACAGCAACCACATTGGCAGCATCATTGTTCACAACATACAACACATTGGGCATGCCATATTGACTGTTGCTTACGGTTACTGAAGTGTCCGTTGAGTCATCCGCATAAGCGATAACAACTGAAGGACCTTGAGGGATGAATGGTATCATAGTCTAATCCTTAGTATTGGCTCTTGGGGCCATAGTTGAAGTTTGAACGACCACCGGCCACATCAGGCTTGGAACCTTTGGTTGTGCCACCGTAGTCTGGACCACCACTCTGACCCACGCGGATCTTGTCTGGATTGCCCTTGTAGTTCTGTGTCTTAGAAGGCATCCAATCTCTTGTGCCACCTGGGTTGCGAACTTGGCTACCACGGTTGATGTTATCACGCACTGAACCTTGAGCAGGCACTGAGGGTGTGGCTGCGGTAGGTGCGGCACGATACTTGTCTCGAGTTACTGTGCTTGCGGGTGTGCCTGGATTGTGGCATTGGCCATCATTGCCTTTGACAGGACCGCGACCATAGTTTACGGTGCGACCATCATTTGAGTGGCCTGACCATTGATTGTGGGCAAAGCGATTAGATCCTTTTTTAGGACCTGAGCCTACGCCGTCGAACTCTAAGTTCTTGTCTGTTTGTGTACCAGCTGGTTTCATTTTTGTTTTCCTTTTGACTTCGAAGTCTTTTTAGATGCCGCTTCACGCTTGACAGCGTATGCGATCGCAACTGATTGCTTGATGGGTTTTCCCGCGGCAACTTCCTTGCGGATGTTTTCCTTGAAGGCCTTCTTGGATGTTGATTTTGTTAACGGCATAGTGTTATTTAGCTTTTGGTGCTACAACGGGTGTTTTGACAGCAGGAGTTGTGGCCTTTGTGGCCTTTGCTGGTGCGGGCGTTGTTAGCCGGGTCATTGTTGGTGCTGGTGGTGGCTTAGGAACTGCCCAACTTAGAGTGGTTGGTCCACTGCTGGTCCATCCTCGGGGCAACAATGACATGTCTGGCTGACCTTGAGCATTGTTGGGTATCACTGGTGGCATGGTTCGATTGAGTTCAGCCATGGCTGACAAACTTTTTACCAGTTCACTGGGGTTGGTAAACCAGCTTGTGGCAGGCACTGATGATTGGCCCCAATTCTGCGTCAACCCCATGGGTGTTTTCCAATCACCCAAGGGAGCATAGCTCACTGGTGGTGATCCAGGTGCCACTGGTCCTTGTTTATAATTGGTAGTGGGAGTGAAACCCGGCAATGAGATGCCAGGTGTCTTGATGCTGGGAGTGGTGATAGCGGGAGTTCGAATTGTTAGTGCCATTGTTATTTTGTTCCTGTGATCAAAGCTATGGCTTCTGCGAAAGCAGCCTGCTTGGCAGCAACAGCGTCTTCACTTGAATTTACATCCACTTCGACCTTTTCAGCAATCATCTTGTTCATGAATGCTTTGTCGTAGTCTCGGACACCGTTCCAATCAGCTCTTGAGATGGCACTGACGTAGTTGTGTGCCAGGATCGCCGCATAGCTCTGACCAGCTTCAAGTTCAATGTTGGCCATGAGGTCTTCAATCTTGATCTTGGTTGTAGAACCTTTGGGCCGACCAGAGTTGGGACGATAGCCACCGCGACTGGGTGCCTTTTTGCGAGCGGATTTTTCTGATTTCTTTTCCGTTGTCATGCAGATATTTAGCGGAAACAAAAAAGCCCACCGAATTGTGGGCTCAAAAACCTATAAACAGGGAGGCTTTAGGTTTTATTAAAATCATTGATCATATCCAATATACTATCAAGGTGGACATGTTTAAGATTATAGTAAGGTGTGCGTCCTAAATTTGTTTCGTAGCTCATTAGACCTACCACTGTGAGTATCCGTTGATACTGATCTAATGGCAACACATAATGACTAAACAATGGTTCATCAGGTGTGGATTGAACTTCGAACTTTTCGCCTAAACTAAAACCCAGCATCCAATCTGGATCTTTGTCTATATCTACTTCATTTTGAAACAAAACTAAAATCTTTGTTGACATTGTAAGCCTCCTGTTTGTTTAACAATGTGTGTATAGTATAACTGATATCTCATTGTTGGTCAATGAGTTTGAGTAAATATGTGTTATGAAACTACCCAAATTGAAATATTACTACTATGCTATGACTTCAGATGCCTACATTGACTTTGCCACCACACGCCGGTTAGAAGTCAATCCCACGCTGAACATTGATCTGCTGACAGGGGCGGTTACAGGACGCACCATTTTGGTGTTGGCTGATAGCACAAAAGAAATAGATGATCATTTCCGCCGTGCTCACAACTGGCTCAAGCCTGTGTATGTGTTGCGTATACCTGCTGGCTTGATTGACCGAAAATACCTAAAAAGAGCAAGTGATCACTTGTATGAATACAAGGCAAGTCTTACAATTGAACATTGCGGGGTTGAAAGGTTCGAGCTCGCAGAAACCTTGTAAGTGATAATTGCCAGGGCAAGTCTCAATTAGTTCTTGTGATTGCTCCGAACTGGAAGGTGGGCCAGCCTGGCGAACCCACCATTTTTCTTCTCTGTAAATAGGGTATGAAGTATCAAGTCATAACCCTGTACAGAAAATACCCCAAAAGTTGGAAAACTACTACGCGAACAATGCCCGTGCCTGAGCATGTGCAGAAGTTTTTGGCTGACTGGACTGTGAAAAATGGATCTCCCAAACGGTGTCCTGACACAGTCTATTCCAACGATCCACCATGGACTGCGGCAGATCTTTGCCCAGAGCCAACTGTTGAATCATATCCGTAAGCAGTTCTTCTGGCGTGTAGTATTGTCCTTTTCTTGACTTCTTAAACTCACGCATGGGTGTGGTAAACCATTCTGCGGCACTCGCATTTACTTCACACGTGCCAATGATCTGTTCAGCTATTTCCACCAACCAATTGCGTAGTCTGGCATGCTCATGGTGGCTTTGCTTGATGTAAATGGTTCGATATGGATTGTCCCCGATGGGATCCATTTCCTGTTTATACTTGTAAGTGAATGTGGCCATATTGCCCTCCTCAAGTTATTTATTATTATTGCGAAAAAATCTGGTTCTTGCTACACTTGTATAAATAAACATGAAGCAGGATTGTTTATGAAAGATACGCAAAGCCATTATTATCAACAACATCAAACCAATGTTAGCACTTGGGGTGTTGATCTATGGCTTCGTGCTCATCCTTGGATTGGCAAATTAGGATTCCGTAGCGAACACTTAGATAGTCATCCACGCATAGATGATTGTATGAGTCTTCTCAATTTAAGAATAGGGCTATGGCACCAAATGAACACTTCAGAACAAGCAGTTTGGGGTGCTTATTGGGGCATAGTATTTGTCAAGAAAAAACCACTTAAAAACAAAGCATGGCAGAAATTTGAACGCATCGCAAAAAGCATTGACAACAGGCAGCAAAAAATACATTTAATCAGAACAGCTACCAAGCAAAACCAAAATAAGGGACGCAATATGACGGCTAATTGTCCCGACCAGCCTGACAGTAAGTTAGTGAAACAGGATCAACTGGGCGGCCGTGAAGAGCACACTTCTCTCCCTTGGGAATGATGTGTGTGGCGAGTATGAGATAGTCAACGGTCTCGCCCCAAAGTCTTACTAACCTCTACTTTCCTTAACAGGACGCCGGTGTACCGGACGGTTAATGATTGGAGCCAAGAGCGGATGGCAAATACAACACAAGATTTTTTTTAAGGTCCTGTTGTATTTGCCGTTCCTTTGGCTCCAGTTAATTGATATCTCTTTTAAATCAAATCAACAAAGCTCAAGTAAAACAAACGAACGAAGTGAAGTTTGTTTACGAAGAGCATATCAAATGAGCGTAGCGAGTTTGATATCTTATGTGTGTTCTAAATGAAATAAAAAATCTTTGTGTTTGTTAGGGGTCTTACGATCAATGACTAAATAACATTGTCGGTGGTACTGACATCAATGGCAATCGAGCCACTGATGTTAAACGCAGAGACGGATTGGGTCTCCCTCTATAATCCTAAAGGTAAAGTGTTAGGGTATCTTTTAGAGTCCTCTTCAAGTAGATCGTTTAATTGCCGTTTTTCGATCGTTCCTACACCAATCCAGTGCCACTGACACCCATTCACAAAAAAGCCCCTGTTCGGGGCTTTTTATTTGGCTTTGTAAATGTTCTTACCACCGGGTCTGTGTCGATGATTTTGGTGCATGACCTTTTGTATGTCGTAGCGGTCGCCAATCATTAGGTGATCAGGATTCATGCAGTTCATGTTGGAACACTTGTGTATCACGTATTCGTCGGAGTCAATGGGTCGATCAAACGCAATGCGAGCTGCCACTCGGTGTGTTGTGGTCATGATACGCTCACCATCACTCACACGCCAAGCACCACACATGCCATAACCTTGACGGTGCATGCCTGCGTTCCAACGGATACATCCTGTGTCAGGATCATACACTTGGTGGCGTAGGAAGTAGTCT